CAGATTCATTACTTCCGGCTTGCTTTAACTTTGTAATGCTACTCGTTGCACTTTGTGCGGCTTGTTGCACCCCTTTAACAGAGCTTGTAGCCGTACTCATATTTCTACTAGCAGACGAAACGGCAGGAGACAAGCCAGTAGTTGATTTAACTAAACCTTGCAATGATTGTTGGGCTTGCTGTATCCCTTTTGTAAACCCTCTATCATTAAGAGAGAGTTCAACGCTTAATTTTTGTGTATCAGCCACCTAGTACCTCCCTTAAAGCAATTTTAGCAACCTCAATACGCTCTTTTCTTTCTTTATCCATTGCTACACGGCACATGATTTTCTCCATTGTAGTTAGGCCAAAGAAATAATCAAACGTATGACCCTTTAAAACTAAGTAGGCGGCCGTAGCCGCCTCCCAGTCTTCTTCTATTACTTTTTTGCTTCGTCGAAAATAGCATGTTCAAGTTTTTGACCAACGCCTACAGACTTAATCAACACATCAGAAATTGCTTTAATTTCGCCAAATTCAAACACTTTACCCACGATATCCATAGGCTCAACGCATTCATAGGCTTGTTGTAATTCTTTGTCTTTCAAGTTAGGTTCTAATAGACAGTTATAAATAACATATTCATCATTATTTCCATCTAATCCTAGTGCCTCCGCCATTAGAGAGTTACTAGGCTTTTTCGCTACTACTTCACCAATGGAGGTTTCAATAGTTAATTTTTGTGCTTTACGAGCGTTAATTTCTTCATGTTTAGCGATTAGTTCATTAATAGAAATAGACATAGTTAAGTTCCTTTCAATTAGTCAATAGATTCCATGAATTGTGCATCTTCAGGAGTGAAGCCAAAAGGTAATTCAGTTTCAACAACTTTACCTTTTTCAAAATTCATAAGAGGAATTTTAGTAAACCAAACATTATCAATCGTAATGCGTTCTTTTTGACCGTCCACTGCGTCAGGATCATCAAGTAAACCAATAAGAGTAGTACGAGGGTCGTGGCCTGCACTCCATTCTTCTAACAATTTACGATGATTGCGGTTAATAACGTTTTTAATTTTAATGGTACCTTCGCCTTTGAGTGCTGTTACCTTACTATCAACAGAGTTACCGATGATTACGTCTTCACGTTGAGACTCAACGCCGGCTTCGAAACTTTCAATTTCAAATACCAACTCGCCATCTAGCCACAATTTGCCGTGAGAGCCGTTCCAGCGAC